TTAACTTTCGCAAAAGTAGATGAAGAAAAGCGTATGCTAGTAAGTCCTGCTTTAATACCTAACAAGCAGATATTTAGATATGACCCTAATACTGATTCAGAATACTATGTGTATTTTAGCCCTGAAACAGTTAGAAAAGCAAGTGAGTTGTATTTAAAACATAACAATCATCATAAAGCAACCTATGAACATCAAGATAGAGTGTCAGGAGTTTTAACTGTTGAATCTTGGATTAAAGAAGGTGACAGCGATAAGTCTAAATTATACGGATATGACTTGCCTAATGGAACTTGGTTTGTTAAGATGAAAATAACAAATGATGAACTTTGGTCTAAAGTAAAAGATGGTGAATTAAAGGGCTTGTCTATCGAGGGGTACTTTACAGACAAAATGGAAAAGATGTCAGAAAAAGCACCTACTGATGAAGAAATACTATCAGCTTTGAATGAGATAATAAAGGAAAATCAAATAAAATCAAAATAATTCTATTATATTAAAAAAAGAACCTATGGATATTAAAGAACAAATACTAGTAGCACTTGGCTTAAATAAAGCCGAAGAAGAAATTAAATTAGCTTGGCAAGCAAAAAGCGAAGATGGTACAATCTTTGTTTCTACTGCTGAAGAATTAGAAGCAGGTGTAGACATTAGCGTTTTGACCGAGGACGGAACGACAATCCTTTTACCTGTTGGAACTTATAAAACAAACACTGGCGTATCTTTTAGAGTAGAAGAAGAAGGTATTGTTGGGGAGGTTATGGAATCAGAAACAGAAGAAGAAGTTGAAGCAAAAGAAGAAAAAGAAGAAATGGCTAAAGAAGATGATTATGATGAAGAAGCGGCTGTTTATGACTGGGAGGGTATGGAAAAGAGAATAAAAAACTTAGAAGACGCTGTTGCAGACCTTAAAAGAGACAAAGTAGGTGGTGATGACGAAGTAGAAGAAATGTCAGAAGAAACTACTGAAGTGTCTGACAAGCCCAAAACAATTAAAACAACAGAAGTAGTTGAATTTTCAGCAGAAGAAGAAGTTGAAAAATTAAAAGCTGAAAACGAAAAACTTAAAACAGAATTAGCAGCTAGTCCTGCTGATAAACCAATAAATACAAATAAATTTAGCTCAGAAAAACCTGTATTGTCTAAAAAAGAATACAGTAAACTTTCTAGGCAAGAGAAATTTTTATACAACTTAAATAAATAATAACAATAAAATAATTAAATTATGGCTTTTACAGTATCATCAGCTAATTTTAACGGAAAAGCAGCAGGTTTCTACATAAGTGCAGCGTTAAAAGAAGCAAAAAGTTTAGACTACTTAACTTTGATAGAAAATATCAAGTATAAGTCTAACATTCAAAAAATGGCAGGTTCATCATTAGTTAAAGACGCTACTTGTGACTTTACTGACGCAGGTACACTTGCTTTAACAGAAGCGGTTTTAGAACCTAAAAACCTACAAATCAACTTAGACCTTTGTAAGAAAACTTTATTAGATTCTTGGGAAGCTCTACAAATGAGAGCAGGAGCAGGCGCTCCACCACCTGCAAGTTTTGACGATTACGTTATCTCTTATATGGGTGAAATCGTAGCTAACGGAGTTGAAAGTTCAGTATGGGGTGGTGCAGCAGCAACCACAGGTGAATTTGAAGGGTTTATGACAGCTACAACAGGTCTTTTATTACCTGCACAAGACGCAACAGTTATTCAGTCTACTGCGGCAGGAGCGTTTACTGCGGCTACTATTATTGCTGAATTACAAACAGCAACAACTGACCTAGCAGCTAACATACCTTCTATATTGAGAAAAGAAGATTTACATATTTACATGTCACCTAAAACTTATTCTTTATACATTTCAGCAGTATCTACACTAGGATATGTAAATGCTTATAATATGAATGGTGATTATGAGCCAGTATTTGAGGGTTACAAAATTGCAGTATGTCCTGGAATGAGAGACAATGGACTTGTTATTGCTGAAAAATCTAACCTTTTCTTTGGTACTGACTTGTTAAGTGACCAAACAAGAATACAACTTATGGATATGTCTCAGCTAGATGGTTCAGACAATATGCGTTTGGTAGCTAGATATTCAGGTGGTGTTAGACAAGGAATTGGTTCTGACATTTTAAGAATGCAACACTAATAAACTAAATTAATGGAAGTAGGGGTGTAAAAGCCCCTACAACCTATAACCCTTAAAAATAAAATAAAATGGCTTGTACAGCACTAACTAGAGGAAGGCAGTTGAACTGCAACCGAATATCAGGGGGTATTAATTCAGTTTACTTTGCAGTTTTAGACCAGGTTACATCTATACAATATGACACAACAGCAGCACCAAATGGTGTAAGAATGATTAATGATATTGACATAGGGACTAACAAATTGTATAAATATTCTTTACCATTAGGAACATCATCTTTAACTGACACTATTGTTGGTTCAAGGGAAAATGGTACTATATACTACACCCCAACAATTAATATTATTTACAATAGACTAAGTAAAGAAGACCAACAAGAAATCAAATTATTAGCTTCTACTAAAACAATAGTATTTGCACAGTTAAACCAACAACTAACAAATGGTCACGATGTTATCGTAGCTATGGGAATGGTAAATGGTATGGAACTAAATGCAGGTACTATGGATAGTGGTGCAGCTTGGGGTGACAGAAATGGTTACACCTTAACTTTTGATGGAATGGAAGCTGACCCTTTTGCAATGGTACAGGATTACACAGCTACACCATTTGACAATGTAGATAGTGGTGGTGCAATTACGATTGTATCAACAGGATTATAATCTTATTAGTAGTTTTCATATATATTTCCTGATTAGAGGGCTTTTTAGCCCTCTTTTCTTTTATAGCAAATAAAAATAGACTTTTTCTATTATATAATATATGATACAAGCAACAACGGCTACTAATTTAACTGCATACTTACAAACTGCTGATAATAGGATAACAACTTACCCTGTAACCTCAATCAGACACTTAGTAAAATTTACTAATGCTATGGATAAGTCAGTACAATTTGCTTATGGTGCAACTGAAACAATAAACAATAGGTATACTGAATTTACTTTTGTTCACAGCACATCACCTAACGTGTACACAGGCAGGATAGACTTAACAAAAGCAGGATATTGGAAATATGAAGTTTTTGAGGTGGTATGGATTAAAAGTGAATCAGAAGGTGGTGGTGCAGGAACACCAGTGTTAGACGCTGAAAAAGCACCTGCAACAGACAAAGACGTAGTAGTACACCCAAGCCAAGCAGCAGGGTTGGTTATGGGTAGGGTAACTAAAGGTAAAATGTATGTAGCAGAAAAAGACGGTACAGAAGAGGTTACGTACTCACAAAACGGCAAATCTGTACAGGTTTTAACAATAATAGAGGGTGGTACTGGTTATACATCAGCACCTACAATATCAATAACAGGGGGTGGTAGCCCTATAACAAGAGCAGCTGCTACTTGCACAATAAGTGGTGGCGAAGTTAATACAGTGACAATAACGGCACCAGGTAACGGTTATACATCAACCCCAACAGTAACATTAAGTGGTGGTGGTGCAACTTTAGGTGCTAGAATAGTAGCTAGTATAGAAGAAACAAATTATATTTACGCAGGATAAAAATTTAAAATTATGGCAATAGAAAATGTACAACAATTATTAACAGAACAATTAGGTAAAAACGGTAGCACAGAAATATTTACAACAGCAAACCAAACAGGTAAAGATTGGTATTGTGTTTATTTTCCTGTTGAAAGTGTAGTTGCTTCAATAACGGCAGCAAACGCTTCAGGCGAATCAGCCTTACACACGACACTACCAGCAGGTACTACTTTGTTTATGAATGTAACTCAAATACAACTTACTAGTGGTGTAGGAATAGGTTACTGGGAGGGAATAACTACATAAGATATGTTAGCACTAAGACTAGGATTAAGTTTAGGTTCACCAAGACCAATGGGTGTTTGGAACCCTTCTGACGAAACAACTTTAG